TTGGTAAATGCCTGGTAAGTATTTTTAGGTGCCAGTAATTTTACTTCAGATTGGTATGGGTAAAACGGAATAAGGCTTTTCCATGCGTACATGTCATAGACCTTATATTCACTGTTTACTTCATCAAACTCAATTCTGACAAAATATTGTTCTTCTTCTGTCAGTCCACTTCCCATAAAGTAACATATGCCATTTAAAATGACATAGGACATCCCGGGAGTCATTACAAAAGGAAGTTGAATGGCTGTTTGTGACACATAGGTTCCATTGGTGATTGTTCCGAACCACTCCAGTACATATCCACCAACAACATCACCCCCAAGGTAACCGGCCAGATCATATGCCAGAAAATGTTCTGATCCAACAACCGCTTTAAATCCCAATACATTTATGGTATTTTCATCGCCAACCTTATGCAAGATGATATTTCGGTAACCAGATGCGTTTATTTCGGTAATTATTCGCTCCGGAATAGGCTTAAACGAACCATCCCTCCATTGCATATTAATGCTTTCCTGAAGCGATCCGTCCGGAACATCCCTGTCGTTATCCTTTATATTTATTCCTAATGGCCTGACGCTATACATGGGTTATGCGGTTACTGGTTGTTGAACTTGCTGTACTGGTTGATTTTGTGGTGCTGCGTTTCCAGACATCCCCGGCTGTTGCATTATCATCTGTTGTTGCTGTTGAATCTGAGCTTGTTTTTTTCTCCATTCATCAAGCTTCTGTTTTGCCTGAACCATAACAGGGTTGTTCGATACTTCCATGAACACTTCTAATGGAATAAGCTGACCTTCTACAAGTCGAAGCAATTCTTCTTCGAGCTGTAATTTGTAGGCTGGTGAGTTTGTTCCTTTACTGGCCTCAATGATGAATGTGTATCGCTTTAACTCCATCGGATCAATCGATTCTCCGGTAATCCGTTCAAAATCTGTCTTGGAATATCCCTGAAGAATAAGTTTTAAAATGAGGTTATCCCGTTTAGAAAGCATATTTGAGTATGTTTCCATTACACTGCGAACATTCAGTCCTGCATTGGCTGTTTCCTGAGCATATCCCGAAGCTGTTTTCTGGCCGGTATCTCGTCCTTGGGCGGCTCCGTAGTTTCCGCTTATTTCATCAACAAGTCCCGAATAAAGCTGAATAAGCTGCTGAACGTTAGCTGAAACATTGGCCGAATTTGAATAAACCTGTTCCGGAAGTATTTTTTCAATTCCATCGCGGACCTTATAAATTACCGCCCCGTCAACTTTTTTAAGTTCTGAAATGTATTCTTTGTTTGACCATCCATCCGGTACTGCCGTGTCTGGAATCAACCATGTTCCTTTCGAAGCATTGGCAACGATGGCATCAGCATTTAAAATCTGCCGGTCCATCGAAAGCTGCGGATTAATCAGCTCTTCTACTAATCCCCACACTTCGCCATTTATTCCGGGAGGTGTCATCACGTAAGGGAAAATACCGTCTTTATAAGGGCTTTCTTTTACATCCAAGACGCTTCCCCATGGAGTTAAGAAAATGACATACCACCTTTTAACTGGTTTTGCATCAAACTGAATAAATATTTCTTCTTCGGGTAATTGTCCTTCTGATTTTTCAAGTCTGGCCTGATTTTCTTCGTCAACAGCTTTTTTGATTTTTTCAATATCTCCCCACTTCCATGCGGTAGGCATTCCGGTTCCGTCAAGTGGGTCAAGCGTTACGGCTTCAAAATCTACAATTTGCACCCAATGTTCAATGTATCTATACGATGAATTATTCATTGATGTGAAAGTCATGTTCCTCAATTGGCTCCCATCAAAAGATTGATAGCTATATGATGATTTTTGCAGTTCATTCCCCTGATACCTGATGTATTCAGATTCTATTTGCTGACCTCTTTCGTAGTCACCGTTAGCAAATTGCATCACAATAGAACCAAGGTCTGTATCGTGTATTTCTGTGGCCCGGTGTAAATTGTCGAGGTCGTAATCAACAATACCAGGATTAGTGGTAAACAATGGCATTGTCACAATTCGAAATCTCACATCTATTGGCTCAATCCCATCGCGGCTATCCCATCTCAGTTTATAAATAGGTCGTCCGCTTGCCAGCATTTCCTGAAAGTTGGCCGCGTCTTTGCTTTCGCTTTCATTCATCCGTAGAACGCGGTTTACACAAGTGGTAAGTATGTTGGCTAATTCCTGTCCCCGGTCGTCTTTACTTTCGCATTTAACCACATTCCCGGTGTTTACGCCATAGAATTGACCGGTAAGACTTCTTACAAATTTTGAAATTACGTTGTAGGTTAGCGGTGGAATATTTCTTACTCTTAGGTATTCAAGCTGAGTACAATATTTTTTCCGGTTGTCATCCCAAACAACTTCGTTAAACTGCCGGCCCCTGATAAAGTCAACGTTACGTTGTCTGCGATCGCGTATGTTTTGTTCGGCGTAGTATTGGGTTTGAATGTGACCTAATAATGCCTGAGGTAAAATATTGAGTTTTTTAAACACATACCATTTAAGGAATTCACTGAATTCATTTTTTTGTTTTACATCCAGCGATTTAAAAGCTTTATTTCCGAAACGCTTGTTCCGGCTTAAAGCTTCCTGCATTTGCTCTTTGGTTATTATCTTATTAAACCCCTGCATAGTGGTACTGTGTTTTAGTGCTGTTGTCATATTTCAACCAGTAGGCTACGTACTGACGGTTTTTCTCGTATGAGTTGTGGTAATCCACGTATTTTTTATCATATCCGATTGCCCGGTACAATTCCTGAAGTAAAAAATCAACCAGCGCATCTGTCAGATATTTTTTGATGGTGGAGTATCTATTGGTATCCATGCAAATCTCTGAATACATATCGGCGGTATAGTTCGATGTGAATTCTCCCCTTGTGTCAAGATTTAGCCACCTGTAGATGATTTTTCCGGCATTATTGAACTCAAATGTTGTCGGTGAATCTTCTTTCACCATCCACTTCTGAAAAGGCAAAAAAACAGGCAAAATATCCCTTGCTCCTTTTTCTAAGAAATCAGATGTAATCCGGTCCCCTTCTCCATGTAATTCAGAGAATATCTTTTGAGCATTTGGCATTTTCAAAAAATAAGGATCGGCCATAACCGTAAGAGAACTGAGTCTTGCGGCCAGCTTGAATATATCCGAGATCACAATTTCAAGTTCCACAATTGGAACTCCATCGGGGTATATATGATCAAGTCCTGTGTCTTTTATAATCAGATTAGCCATGTTTAATCGTGTAACCGGTGAATGTTTCCAAGAATATCTTCAGTCAATTGCTGGTATTTGGCAAGGATAAAAGAAGCCTGATCATCGTTTTTCTTCATGGTCAGCCAAAGGAATGTGACATACGAAAACAAAGCATTTTTGACCTGTTCGTTCAAAATACTTTTAATGGAAGATGCCTGTGTAAGTACCGGTGTTTCTTCTTTAAATCTATACTTAATGTTGGTCGAAGTCTTTTCGAAAGGAACACCTTCGGCATTTCCCTGTCTTGATACAAAAAGCTTTAAAACCTCATTGGCTGCTTCGTCAATCAATACCGAAAAAGCATCTTCCTGGTCAGGACCTAATTCGTTGTTTACGATCAAAGGAATTCCACCTTCGCCCACTAAAGTAGTAGCGATGTAAGAAGTGGTAAGCCACGCTTTGTAGCTTACCAAACTTATCGTAATATCAACGGTTACGTCTGCCATTAGTAATTGCCTTCCATTAATTCAAGTCCAATCTTTGGAGCTTTCTTTTTGCCTTCTTCTTCTTTCTTTTCCTTGGCAGAACTTTCAGAGGCTTCATGTTCTTCGTTGTCTTCTTCTTCAGAAGTTTCCACATGATCGCCACAGAATTTATTCGAGTCGTTAAACTCTTTGGCTGTTACAATTTTAGGATAGCTCGAATCTTCTTCAACCATCAGGTAACTACCTTTGGGAATAGTCATGGTCATTTCTGTGTTGTTGTAGTCGGTATAAGTAATTTGCTTTTCCTCCTTCATTTCAACGGCGTAACCATCGTGCTTTTTAATGTATGGCCTGCCTTCAGATGCAAGAATTTCCATCATTTGTTTTTCCTTGCCATCTTCCATTTTAGATATAACTTGTTTGTCGATCATTGTAATTGATTTTAAAGATTATGCGTCAGCTTTCCAATAAGGAACAGAATCGGCAACGCCTGAATGAGCCAACGTAGAAGCAGCGACTGGCACAGCTATTTTTGTTAGAGAAGCTGCTCCGTTGGAAATAAATAAATCTCCTTTTGCAGCACCTTTAACCAATGTCAACAATGCTTTGTCTGCATCGGTAAAGGCATTTGTATCATCATTGCTTTCATAAGCAGCTTTGATTTCTGCTGCCGTTTGGTCTGCTGTTGCTTCTTCCTCAATACCATCCAGTTTTTCTTTATCGGCAGCATCGATAGCTGACAAATTACCAATTTGTTCTTCAACCCATTTTCTACTTGCTACTTTGTTTCATGACATGACTTTAAATTTTAAATGTTAATATTATTCGTGTTGTTCAATTGCTTGCTGTGCTGATTGCCCCATTATCTCACCTTCCTGAATCCGGCCTTTAATCACATTTAATTCTGCGGCCAAAGCCTTGGTTATTTTTTCAAACAGTTCATCAGGCCATGTCAGGCCAGAATCCAATCCGGGAACATTATTAAAGCTGATGTATTCAAACAGGGCTACAGTAGTAGGATCACCTTCTCCAATCGAGAAACATTCAATCCGAAAATCTCCGGTGTTTGAACTTGACACTGCTACTACCGGGTTTTGTTTTCCACCCCTTGTAAATGGGTTGTTTTGAGTGTTGTATTCGGGCGAATCAATAAGGATGTATGAATTAACCGGTTTTGACCAAACGGTTAGTTTAAGGCTTACCAATTCCCAAAAATCAGCAGGAGGGATAAAGGCAATTTTCTTCTTTTTAAATCCGGTTTGGACTTCTCCGTTTGCAAGAGATTCCGGTGTAAGGCTGGCAGATTCAGAA